TCATAGTTCCACCAAGAACACCTTCTGGGAATAAAGCAACCTTATTATCTTCAATTAAGTCATATACCTTACCGTCATATTGAACCTTTTTGTTATAGATTATAATATCAGTAAGACCAGTATAAGCTTCAATTGTTGAAATTATTTGTCTATCAGAGATAGCTAATGATTCTTTGACTGTTGCTGAAGCTAATAATGATATTGGCAATAAGTTATTTTTTACTTGCTCATTCTTTCTTAAAAGTTTGAACGTATTCTTATTCATTATCATTTTAGTCGGCTTATATCCAGTGTTAACCTCGATTGCATCACACCAATCTTTGATGTCGTCTAAGATTAATGCGTCTGCGTTGTCCCAAGTAGCATCACCGGTTAAAACGTATTTGTTCTCAGACGGAACTTTGTAGTCTACGTTTACGGCTCCTCCTTTTGATTCAAATGTAATCTTACCGTTCATAAGCGCTCTAGCTCTTAAAAACTCCATTGTCATTTGAGCCCCTTCTATAAGAGTTGTTTGGTCATCGTATATTTGAGTAAGAATATTACTAATTCCTTCTTTATCAGAAAGTTTCATATACGTTTTTAATTTTTGTTTCTCTCTTTCACTTATAAACATTTTCTTTCTAAATAAAGGTAACTCACCTTTCATTGCGTTGAAACCTTTTCTTTGTTGAGCAATTGGCTCAGCGTCAAATGATGAAGGCGCAGAAAGTTCTATCGCTCCGTTACCACCTTTAATGTACGAATAATCTAATCCGTCCATTTTCTTTATTGGGAATAACCCCTCTAACTCTAAAGATAACCCATACCCTTCATTTAAGTTCTCTAAGAATCCTACGAATTGGTCTGCGCTTAGAGTTTCGTTTAAATTTACTATCATGTTAAATTCCTCCTATAATTATTGTCCTAATGTTTTCACGTTGTATAATAAAATGTTTTGTTTTTCTAATGCGTCTTTGTTTAATGCTGAAACAGCTCCACCGTTTGCTTGTTCAATTACGTCATTATAAACCTCACCAGAAATCATTACGCCAACAGAGTAAACAGTTACACCTGACTGAACCTCTATATCGCTAGCTAATATACCAGAGACATTTCCGTCTTCAAAAGTAATAGTTGCACCTGCAGTAGGATCAGCAATTATAGTAGAATCTCCCTTAGATGCTAAAAGTTTACCAGCTGGAATTCCACCTTCTAGTAAAGCGGCCGCTAATTCTGCCTCGTCTAACTTTAATTGAGCAGTTACAGAGAAAGTCATTTTGTGTATAGGGCTTACCTCTGGAGTAAATGCATCGTCAATATTATAAATCATTTGTTACCTCCCATATTTTATTTTTTATTTAATTTTTTAGCTAAAAAAGCTCCATATTCTCTTGTTCCAACTTTAGGCTCTGTTCTCTTTTTCTTTTTCCCAGAAACCTTTCCTTTTGGTACTATTAATGTAGTTTTTCTTTTTCTCTTAGTAGATTTTTCTAGTTCTAACAAATCATTAATAGAAGATTCAATGTCCTTCTTTTTGCTTCCATTTTTAGCCATTCTTTTTAATACAGCTTTGTGTTGGTCTTTTAATCCAGAAACATCTATGATATTCATAATCTCTTTCTTTCTGTTTCTTTCCTTTTCCTTTAATAAAGCATTGTATATCATTCTTGAAGTGTCGTCTAACTTAGATTCGTCTATATCTTGACCGAACTCATCATCATCTTCTTCGTCATCGTCTATATCGTCATCTTCATCGTCTTCTTCGTCTTCGTCGTCGATATCCTCTTCTTCTTCTCCTTCGAAGTCTTCTTCTTCTTCTGGGTCATAAAGTTTATTAAGGTCATCATCACCTAGCTCTATTTCGTCAACTTCTTTTCCAGTTTGCTCAGCTAAAAATTTAATTAACTCTTCCTTGTTTATTGTTGCCATATTCTATTCCTCCTCAAAATTATCTTCACCATCATCAGTTTGTTCAACAGTTTCGCCTTCATTAGTAGTAGTTGCACTACTTTCATTTTCTATTCTAGATTTTTCTAACTCTAAGTTTTCTCCTATAAATAACTTTTTAATATTACTCATAGCTGATTCTTTAGATATTAAATTATTTTCTAATGCCGAAACTAACACAGGTAATAAATCAGATATGTTTGTATCTGTTAGATTATCAAGCTTAACATATTTCTTAACCGGTTCTTTACCTTCAAAAAATGCTATCAGAGCCAATATCTTATTAATTCCAATTTCCATATTTCTTCTAACTTCACTAACACGAGATAATATTTCTGTTAGTCTTATACGAGTTGTTTCTTCCGATACATTACTTCCAGAAAGAACCTCGGATATAGAATACTCTGGATAGTCTTTAGTGATAGCTTCTGCTAGATATTGTTGTTTTTCCAACATAACTCTAGCTGAGTTACCAGATATTTCTATCATCTTTAAGTTTGCCTCTGGAGATTTACTCCAAAGAGATTTTAACTTTTTGTATCTATCGTCGTTGATAGTACTAGCCGAATCTTTGCCTATTCTATCTATTCCTGTACCAGTTAATATTGGTTCACCAGCTAGGAATAATATATTTCTACTGAAAGCCTCAAGCTCATTATGTCTATCTATAGTGTAGAAAAGTTGTTTCATGTCGTATGTAGTAGTTATTTCAACTAATGGCAGTATTCCATTTTCATACTCTATTTCATTAAGCTTTTCGTCTCCAGACTCTATCCAGCTACGAGCAACTCCTTGATCGTCTCTAATGAATATCTTACTCACTTCTTCTGAAGTATATTCTTCGCTCTCAGAGTCGTAAACTAACTGTACGGCATCTACTTTAGCATAAAGAATTCTATTACCTTGACTTATTATTTCGTATTCATCCGAAGGGTAATACGAAAGAATATACGGAAACTCCGTTTCCTCATTCTCGAAGATGGCAATATCTTCTTCGTCGTCTGTTCTATTTTGTATTTCACAAAGAATTGATTTGCTTAATATCAAATCTCTGCACATGAATAATTTTTCTTGTTCTAAACCTAAATTATCTATTACGTCTTCAATCCAATCAGTATCTTCGTTTGATGGCTCTATTTTACCGCCAACCGATAGGGCTGAAGCGATATTAACCACCTTAGGAACCGCATTGAATACGGGGATTGTTTCATCAAAAACATCCGTTATAACCGACAGATCGTCATTATACATATTAGAATAATAATAGGCACGATTCTTGTATCACCTAAATTATACGCCATTACCACTCCTCCTTATCAATATAAGATTCAAATAACACCGATGAGTCTCTTGTATCGTAAAAGGCAAGCAAAATCGCGTCTCCCTCATCTGGAGAACGATTAAATCTTTTGACGAATTCTCTTTTTCTTTCGGCTATGTATCTGTTTCTTCTATCGAAATCATATCTCCTAGAACCTAAATCTTCTTCTATTTCAGAATCCTCTTTATGTAACAGAGATATGTTTTCTATTATTTCTCTTAATCTAAAGAACATCTCGGTAAATGCGTTACCGTATGTCTTTCTGTCAATAGCGGCGTATGAGAAGTTAATTTTGTTTATTTCTATATTTCTATAGTTATAAAAATAATCTTCTATATCTTGCCCCAATTGTATTCCGAGACCAGTTGTATCTATATTAACAACTATATGAGAACTTTGAGCATAATATTTTCTTACTACTCTCTTTAGTTCTTCTTTAAAATTTCTTAATTTCATTTTAACTTTAAGTCTTTCTATTTCTTGATATCCCTGTCTTACACAAATAGTAGAGAAGTCATTACTTTCTCCAGAGGATATGTCTACACCAATAAATGTAGTTTCTATATCTTGTTCAGGTATATTCCTTCCAATAGCACGCTTTACGTCCGTTCTGTTTATTATTACTGTCTCTTCCATAGACGCAAACTCTCCAAGAACCCTAACTTTATATATAGGACTATTTTCGCCGTATTTGTCTTTCATATATTCTACCCATTCCTCGTCAACATTCTCTGAATCTAAACAGCTAAATGTAAATAAGTCATATTGTTTAGAATATTCTGGATTGTTAAATATATCATAAAAATAACCAGACGTAAAAGAAGGGTTTCCAGTTGTTATCATATAACTATTGTCAGTTGTCAAAACTCCCTCTAGTCTCTCAAAGATATCCGAATGAACTCCGGCTCCTTCGTCTACTACTGCTAGGATATTTTCTGCATGTGACCCAGAAATGTTCTCTGGATTAGAAACTGATACAGCTGCTAAAAACCAGTTATTTCTGAACATACTATGGTTTAATCTTACGTGATCCTTCGTAAATACAAGTAAGTCTAAATCTTTTAGTAGAGAGGTATTATACCATAACTCTATTTCAGACATCATTGTATTATACAATTGATTGGACGAAGGTGCGGTACATATAATCTTTGAAAATGGTTTAGTACATAAAAACCATAATATCGCTATACTTAACATACAACTTTTTCCAACCCCATGACCCGATTTAATTGCCACTTGATGTTTAGGACTCAATGCTAAAGCATTTATCGCATCAGATTGTTGTTTTGTTAATTTTATTCCAACTATATCTTCCGCGAATCCTACTGGGTCTTGATTATACTTAACATGACATAATTCTAGAAAATCTTGACCCCTAGCATCCATTATTTACCACCTCTGAATTTTTGTAAGAAATCAGATATTCTATCTGTTTTATCTTCTTCTTCTTCGGCTTTAGGTACATCTATACCCGTCATTTTATTTAACTCTTTAATCGCAACAAGCTTATCTTTGTCTGCCGTATCTTCATCATATACTATATTAAGTAATACATCGGTAGACTTACTTAGTGTCCAACTATATAAATTGTCAACTGATGCTCCGTTTTCCTCATATAAGTGCCCTATTCTACCAGAAACGTTTTCGTTTCTAAGCAACACAGACGCACGACTATTTATCACACTTTCTGTGTAGCTTGTAGAATCCGGAAATGCATTTTTATATGCTCGTATTCTTCTAGCTCTCTTATTTACTATATGGTGCTCTAAGTCAAGCTCAATATAGGACTGACAGAAAGATTCGTGTTGTTCGTTTGGTAGTGGTTTTGCATAATCAACTATCTTCTTTTTGTGAATGTCCATCTTCCATCAACTTCCTTTCTATTATTTTTTTATTATCTTCGGATAATTTTAATTTTACATTATCCATTTCCTGCTTTATACCAGTGTCGCTAACAAAACTAGCTACACCATATCTCTTAATTCTTCTTCTGGTAGCAGAACAATCTTTACAAATATATCCAACTCCCATCACATATCTCTGATTGCTATAGAATTTATCTAATTCTAAGTAATCTAGGCAATGCCTACAAAGTTTATAGAATTTTCCATCATAAAACTTTAACTCTCCTCTTTCCATAGATCTCATCATCTTTGCGTCTACTTTGTATCCGCATTCTTCGGCTCTTTTGCTCATTAACCAGACTTGCCTATCGCTTGGCTTATATTTGTCAGTTAATTCGTAGTCAACTATCATGCCGAAATCACTACTATTTTTTTTGTATCTGAATAAGATACCTTTAATCCCACAACAGACAGCATATACTCGTCTATTTTAGGTTCGCATGTTTCTGGAAAGAAAAAAGTGAATCTATCGTAGCTTAATCCAGCAATACAACATATCGCATCGCAGATATCGGCTTCTAGGTTAGATTTAGATATTCTAATTCTTACTTCATCATTCTTTATGTCCGTACATAAATTCATAATATCCACTCCTTCTTTTATATTATAATCTAATCTTCCTATAGCCCGCCCAAAAGGGCAGGCGAGGAGATTGAGATGATATGCTATTTTATCTCCCGACCATTTCAGCTTCTTCGATAGGCTTGCGGGAGCTTTGTCTTTTATGGTGCCTTTAGTAGGACTTGAACCTACAACCTATTGTTTACAAGACAATTGCTCTTCCATTTGAGCTATAAAGGCTTTTGGCGGAAGACAGAGTACTCGAAACTCAGTCAAAAGACCCAACCGATTAGCAATCGGAGCTCAATCCTATTGAGTTTATCTTCCATATTTTTATTTTTCTTCTGGAATAGAAAATTAGTATTTATTAAAAACTCTATAATTCTTTTATCCAGAATTAAGAATTAAAACAATAATCATTAACTACATGTTTTGTTTTATGAAGTAAAACACAAACATTCAAATCTTTGATTTGTTGTTATCCAAAAGCAAGTTTTGTCTAACAAGTGTTTTATGCCTTTGTATCAACGACCCTCATATATATATAACCATTTCGTTACTGACGTGTGACACATTTTTTTTATTTTTTTTAAATTTTTTTTATATTTTTTCAACAAAGCCTTATATATCAAGGGAGCCCCCTCAATTTAGGTTGATTACTTTCATCGTAGTTAACATTTACTTATTTTTATCTCCAGAATAAAGTTTTTTAGTGTTCCTGTCGACCATAAAAATATTGGTTATACATCTAAAACAATTGACAAACTAGAAAACTATTTTTATTTAAACTATTTTATGTTTTTATTTGGTACAACGGAACCAACTAGTCTAATGATTACAAGGTGTTTTGTTAAAAATATTATCTAATTTCGAACTTGTAATAGGAAGAGGGAATAACGATAAAAGAGTTCGAGGTTTTGAAAAATTATACTGACTAAAATAGGGGTTACTAGGTACCCCGTATGAAAAAAGAACATTCGAGGGGTTTGTGTTCAGATCTCGGATTTGTGTAGGGATTTGAAACAGTTCGGGATTATGTGTGACCCATTTATAGA